GCGACGCTGCGCATATATTCTGGGATCCACAGAATCCGCGACAAGCGCAGGAGACTATGGCAGAACAAGCGAGACTCGAAGCTGTGTTTGAGCAGGGCATGCCCGGCTGTATTCGTACGGGTTACGGCGACAATGCTGACGTCTGCAATGCCGCTATTCGTCTATGGAACGCGCAGAATGTGCGTGAGGAAATAAATACTATCATTCAGGAGCAAATGCATGAACCTGGAGACTGTGACGCTGACCAACTTCCGACAACACCGCCAACGTGAAGCAGCATTTAGTCCGTACTTGAATATGATTGTCGGACCGAACGGCAGCGGGAAGACGAACTTTCTTGCGGCGATACGTTTTGCGATGACCGGCGAAGCCGGTGGCGAGCAGAGGAAGCTGGAAAATATCCGGCAGCTGGCGGGCCATGGCGAAAAAGCAGGTGTTTTGCTGCGGCTGCGGCATGCTGGTGTGCTCTACCGGATTCGGCGCATGTTGCGGCCGGCGACGGCAGAAATGGTAATACAGCACGGCGATGAATCGAGCGCAATACGCGGTACCGGCAAAATCAATAAGGAATTGTGGGCAGCCCTGAGTATTACCAAGAAGCAGCTGGACGATTACATATTTGTCAACCAGCGCCAAATTGACGCGTTGATCGACAAAACAGAAACTGAACGGGCACAAGAATTGGCCATTCTGTTTGGCATTGATAAGGCGCAAAAGATCTGGAAAGAGCTCGGTGAGGCGGTCACAGAAATAGTGATTCCGTCGCTTGCAGTGCCACTCACGACAAGAGCAAGTGACTATAAGAAGCAACAATCGCAGTTGGAGGCACTACAGGCCGAGAGCTGCAATTATGTGGACGTGCCCGACGACATAACAGATTATATCTCTGACCGCCAGCGGATAATCGATGCCTATCAGAGCAATAAACAGTTGGCTGCAAGGCGACAATCGTTGCAGATGGAGCTGGAAGAAGCGACAGCGGAGCTGCAAGAACACGATGAGGTTCTCGCGAAGCTAGCTGATGATGTTGCTACACTTGACCAGGGTATAAATTCTGTATTGCCGCTAGTCGAGGCCGCTAGGCAAACACTGACAGACTGGGCAGTGCACGAGCATTCGCGAGCTGCGCGTGCGGAGTGGCAAACAGAGCAAAACTGCGCAATGCGGCTCTGGCGGGATCGAGCAAAACCTACCAAGCCCTCTGATCCGGTTGTCTGCGCTGCTGTAGACGATGATGCTATAAAGGCGGAATTGATCCAGGCTACACAAGCAGCGAATGCAAAAACCAGCGTACTAGCAGAAACGGTGCTGATACTTAGCCGGGAAGCTGCCAACGAAAACTGCCCCACGTGCGGCCAGCGAATGCCAGATCTCGATGCACGCGTTGCATTGCTGGCAGAAAAGCAATCACAGTTACACGATGCGCAGGCAGAGTCGGCAGAAAAAGCAAGACAATTGGACTTGCTTGAAAAGTATACGCAAGCAAAATTGCGTTCGGATAATTACCGTACAAGCTTGCTGGAAACTATTCGCAGGCTGAAGCGTACGCGAGATAGTCTAGTGCATGTTGCATCGCCGGCAACGACAAAGAACGATGCGAATGCCATTATTGCCGAACTGGAAGGGTATCATAAAGGCAAGCAGCAGACTGCAGACCGACTAGCAAAAATCCGCGAGCAGCGAACGCGGTGCGAAAGCCATGTAGAGAGCGTAACAACGACGATTGCTGACATTGCGGCGCAGCTAACTGCCTCCGAGCATGCGACAGCAGCCGCGGCTGCAACGGCACAGCGCGAAATCGAGACTATGCGTTTGCGGCGACGCACGAAGCAGGATTGGGCGGATGCCGTAATCCGTGGCGAAGTCATGGCGGCCGAGGCGAAAGCCAGGCTGGACTCGGCAACGGCTACGCTTTTAACAGCTGGACGGCGTACTGCGGCTAAGGAGTTCATGACAGATGTTCGAAACGTGTTCCATGTCAATGAAGCACCGCGAATACTGTCGTACACATACTTGCAACACATGGAGCAGCAAATCAACGAAACGCTGGGGCTATTCGATAGTCCGTTTAGGGTAGCCGCCAATGATGCCTTAGGATTTCAGGCGAATTTCCTTGATGGTAGTCGGACTGTGCCGGATAGCTGGCTGTCGGTGGGGGAGCGGGTAACGCTGGCTTTAGCATTTCGTATAGCAATGAATTCAACTTTTGCCAATAATCTAGGTATACTCATGATGGACGAGCCGGCAGCAGGGCTGGATGAGCACAACCTGGGCTGTTTACCGATTGCTTTGGAACGGCTGCGAGCGATCTCGCAGGAGCGCGGTTTGCAGATATTGTTTGTTACACATCGAGCTTCGCAGCTCGGCCAGTATTTTGATGCAGTGATAGATCTGGCAACGTAAATCGAAAGAATTCGTTGTAACCGCCAAATGAAAACAACGACAGACCTTAAATCGCTGAAAGTACATGTTGGAGAGGACGGCGTGTGGTATCTCGATTGCGACGGGATGCCACAGCCGACTCACATGACTGTCCATGATTTCATGGCAAGCGATCACATACGCCGCGCCGAAAAAGTTCGCGTAATTGGAACAGCAGCAAACGCTGCGCTGATTGTATCGCTGTTTGACTGCCGAATCCGCGGCCGCATCGCCAGCCTCGAAGTGGCGACGCCGCTGGTTTGCCATACTGCTAGTGATCGAAAAGATCCAGCGTCTGTGTTGTATCACATGCGGCGGTTTTCGCGAGCACCGAGTCAAGTCGGTTTCCACGAAGTGACGGAGCATGATTATATCGTATATGCGATGGCTCATGAAATTCAAATGAACGGCCGTGTTACTTCGCAAGTAATGCGACTATTGCACATGCACCCTGCATGGAAACCTTTGACGTTCGTTCCGACGCTGAATGCTGCACGCTGTGCCGAACTGTTGTCAATTATTTTGGATCCGCGGTGGTTTATAGACATTACTAGGCCTGACAGGGCGACGAAGCTTGACAAGTACTTGGGACTAAATCCGAGAACGCAAGCAGCTGTTACACTCGGTAGTTCTAGTCGGCCTCGCGGGTATGCAAGGTGCAAGCTTGTTTTGGGTTGCTGGAAACAGCCTGAACTGGAAGAACAGATAATCGAGATGTACAAGCTGACGGGTCCGCAGGCCGTACTTGATGCGGACAGGCCCGGCATTCGACCAGGCGATTTTGTTTGGCGGGTATGGGGCTATCTGTCTGGCTACGGCCCACAAGCCCGAAAGGTGCCGAAAAGTCCAGTTACAGCAGACCTCCGCGCGTCATTACGTTTCGTGGACTTTTTGCGTACTGTATGGATCCAGGAGCTGTACCGCGACGTGCCGTTGCCCGATCATGGTTTGTTGTTTGACGCTGACTATTTTTTCAAACAAGATGTAGTGGCTGCTACCGCCTATAGCCACTATATGCGGAATTAGCAATAGTGCTTATTGACAGCGGCATTGCTATAGCTGTAGCATATAGCTGTAGCATATAGCTGCAACGGCAGGCACACATGATTGAAGTTGCTGCAACTTTACGTTTCAACAATCATTGCCTGGGCAATTGTCGTTACCAGAAAATCAGCAAATTTCTGCACGACCCAAACGGACGAGTCATGTTTTTGCCGACGTGGTGGAGCGCGGTGTTGCGATACGCCGCGATCGTTTTGAACAGGCACCAGGCTGCAGTAAAGCAAATAGACTGGGATCCGATAATCGTCGGCGAACCTCGAGTGTACCGGCGCTTCTATGCCCAAGGGCGATTTACCAAGCACGAAGCGTTCTACCCGGGCGATAGCGTTACGGTGCATGCAGTGATACCGACGGAAATCACGATTGACGAGTTCAAAGAATTGTTGGATATTGTAGGCCGGTACAAAGGCATAAGCCCGTATCGACCAGAACAGAAGTACGGCACCTTTGAAGTGTTAGCAGTTACTCCACGCCGTCGATTGTAGTCCAGAAACGAATGAGCTTGAGCGAAAAAAATGAGGTCCGCCGGTGGTAAGCGGACCTCGTTGTAACATAACCGGCTAGGGGATAGCGGTCATCGTTGGCTCGATGCTATTGATGATAGCATTCCCAGCGCGGTCGGTCAATACTGCAAATACCGACAAGCTGGGGTTTCTTATGGAAAAATTGGCTGTAATTAGCCGCCGGAATGCCCTAATAGAGGTATCCGCAGATGGACAGCATCCCCTTGCGGGGGAGATTGTCCGGAAACTCACAAAGCCGCTCATCTATACGCACTTGTTCGATCGAGAGGCGGCCAATCGCTACGATCCGGTATGCGGGCTGCGAGAAACGGTACAGTGCGAAGAGCGACGACTCTATCAATTTTCTAGCAGTGGTTGCCTGTGCTGTCAGAAAGGCTGGCGACCTACGCTGGCCGCTATTCTGCGGCAGGCCGGCTACTCTGTGCAATACGTCGATTACAATCCGCCAAAGCCGGAGGTTTATGCGGCAGATTGGGATCGCAAATTTACTGCATTCGAACTCCGACCGATGCAGGAGACGTGCCTGGCCCAAATCGATATGCACGACGGAGGCATCATCGAAGCTGTTCCGGCGTTCGGCAAGAGCTATATGTTCGGAATGCTGGGCGCTCTGTATCCGCGAGCAAAGATTGACATTGTCACCAAATCGAAAAGCGTGGTGGCGACCATTCGACGACACATGTCGCGATGGCTTCCTGACATCGGACAAGTGGGCGGTGGCAAGAAGCACAAACGGCGCATCACCATATATACGGCCGACAGCCTTCGGCATTCGGATTTTGCTGCGGACATTGTGCTGGCGGACGAAGTTCACGAGCTTATGACGGATCGATATGCAGAATGGTTGAGCCGATATTGGGATGCTCGGATGTATGGGTTCACCGCCAGCAAAGAAACGCGGTTCGACAATGCATATCATCGTATGGATGGGATTTTTGGGCCAACTATATTCAAACTGCCATACGTACAGGCAGAGCAACTTGGCATCGTTGTGCCTATCATTGTGCAGTGGTTGTCTGTAAATCCAGGATGGAATCCGTGCAGATTGCTGCGGCAGCGCGTAGCACGCAAGCGGCACGGCATTTGGCGGCACGATTATCGCAATCAGGTAATCGCAAGTGCAGCAGACACGTTTGTGCAGAACAACATGCAGACACTGGTTCTCGTAGATACGCTAGAGCATGCGCTGTTCTTGCGGCAACACTTGCCCAATTTTCAACTGTGCTATGCCGAACAAGCACTTTCGCCCGAACGCCGCAACACATTTGTAGATGCCGGATTGCTAGGCGCAGACGAGTCAATGACGGCAACGCGAAGGGATCAACTGCGTCGCGGATTTGAAAATAGAGAATTTCTCGGCGCTATAGCGACAGGCGTGTGGGCGACAGGTGTATCGTTCGATTCGTTACAGGTACTCGTTCGTGCCAACGGCGGCGCCAGTGAAACCGCCAACATACAGGCGCCCGGCCGTGTTTGTCGTACAGATGAAGCGACTGGCAAACAATGCGGCGTTGTCATAGATTGCGACGATGCATTCGACGGACAATTCAAAGGATATGCGATGAGCAGACGAAGGGCATACAACGCTAACGGATGGGTACAATACAATCCCGACGGCTCTTTGTGGACGATACGGCGCAGCCGGATCGGTGTAACATGACAGCGGCTTCATACAAACAACAACAGCCTCCTCCTGAAATAGCAGACGAGCGGCCCGTCATGATCGATGACGGGACTACGGATGCCAGGCAGCGCATGATTGCTAGTTTTGCAGAGCGGCTGTTCCGTGCATATTACCGTGCGCTGCAAAACTTATATCGCGCATGGCAAACTCCGGCGGAGCATATCCCGCCGTACACTGAAGACAGACAAAGATTGTGGCAAAAGCTGGCTGCGAAAATTACAGCGTACGGCATTACAGATCCGGAAGGCTATATCAGTCAGCAATTTCGACGAGGGCGTACAATGCAGCCGGCGCAGATCGTTGCGCAAAGAGCGCTGGATGAGTATGAGAAAAACATTGCTGATGCGCGGAGCTTGCAGAAAGCGGAATGGAAAAGCGAGGCGACAGAGCTAAACGTCAATGTCGCTATTACCAGGCGAGCATCGCCGACGATTTCCGTAGAGGATGCGAGATATCGCGTATTGTCTAATGTGTTGCTTGGAATGTCGCCGCTATTTCGTTATTGCGTTGCAATGCATAACGGACATTACGACTTGGCAGCCATATTCCACGACGCTGCCCTGCAGCAACTGCTGGGCGATCTGGTCGGATATGCAGATAATTGGACGGGAAAAATACCGCACGCACTGCTGGACGAGGCGGCGCAAGCGCTTGGCACAACTTTGGAAAAATCGGAGAGGGAACTAAAATGAGCGATGTACTGCCAGTAGATACGCGGTTACTTGATTATTTGTTCCTGCATCTACTGCGAATCGATAAAGTATTTCAGCAAGTTGCAGCGCGTCTACGTCCGTCGCATCTGTACCAGCCGCACGAGGCAACGTACCGCGCAATACTGGCGGCAGCTTTAGAGCACTACGAGCGACTGGCCTGTCTGCCGACGCTGACAACAATAGTCAATGAATCGCTGCGGATATTGCAATACGACGAAACAGTCGGCCCCCAACAGCTCGTGGAGGTCGAAAACTCATTACGACAGTGGTACAACACGGATATTCATCCACAAGAGGTTTTGGAGCCGCGATGGGCGCTGGAATGCTTGCAGCAAGTGCTACTTGAACGGACTGTCGGCGCTGCAGCACAGCAGCTTGCAACGGACATGCGGTTGAACGGACAGGCCGACTATACCGGTTTTGCGGAAGAAATAGCCAGGCATATACAGCAGCTTGGTCACATACAGCACAAAGAGCTACAGCTAACAGCACCAGAGATATGGGCCGGCGCCGATGCCGGTACCGTTACAACCGGGGTGCCATTTATTGATTCAATGGTACCTATGGCAGAAATTGGCGACGTCAATACGCTGATTGGTCCGTCTGGCGTTGCCAAGACCACGTGGCGATCCAAATGATGTGTGGGAGAGCAAAACGCGCATATGAAAAAGAGCAGAGCACCGGCGAGAAAACCGGGCTCAGCGTGTACATAAGCTATGAAGACAATATGCGATCGTTGCAAATTCGCGCAGTAAGCTGTGCCTGTCAGATACACAAAGATCGCTTAGCAGCAATACACAGTCCGGACGAGTTATCTACGCTAGCGAATTTGCAAGATTACGAGCGCAAGCTAGTTGTCGGCAACAATCCGTCGTGCGAACAGGAGCGATATACCGAGAATATGGTATGGTTAAACTCGCATTCCGTGCTGGTAGACTTTTCGAATCATCCAGATTCGATGGGGGGCATGCATGGCATTTCAGAAATTCGCAGCATGCTCGGCGCAATCCAAGACGAGAAGCAGCGGGAAATTGACGACGTCTATTGTGATTATGCTGGTCTTTGCGCCGAACGTGCTTTGATGCAAAAGGACGGGCATTCGGACAGGCTCATAAAAGAGCTTGGCACTTTCGTCGATCGCTTTCGTAGCGAAATTACAGTGCCGTTTAACGCTGTTGGATGGGTATTACAGCAAGTAAATGGTAAAGCCCAGCAAGCTAGTCCCGTTGCTAAGCTTTCACATACCAACGCAGAATGGTGTAAGGCGTTTGCCAACAACGCGTTTTTGGCATTGGTACTTGGTACGAAGGACGTAAACACATGGGCGTGCATGCTGGCAGCAACAAAGACGCGCCGCGGAATGACGCCAAAACCTATTGTTTGCCGCATCAATGGCGCACTGTGTTGTTTGGTAGATGCAAGTAAAACGTTGAGAGTAGATGGGGGGCGCATCGAGTCTGTGGCGCTGCTCAATCGGATGCATTCGGTGCAAGCCGGCGGGCAGCAATTGCAGGAGGGGCCACAAGTTACCGACAGGTTGGATCAATTGGAAACGCAATATGTACAATAATCCTGCTCTAAATCCGTGGCTGTACCGGCGGCTACAGAAGATATTCGGCCAAGTAGTTATAGCAAGCCACGGTGTCGGCGTTTATGGCGCATGCCAGCCGCATACGATGTCGCCGACAGGATCTCGTTATAAAATGCTAATCGCCGGTGAGTATTACCGCGTCAACTGCCCGTTCTGCGTGAAGCGGTGCGGGCGGCACGACACCAAACGGCGCCTATGGATTCATCACAGATACGGTCACGGAATCGAAAACAGACCCGACGATAAGTTCTACTGGACGGCACACTGCTTTAACGAGGAATGCACTACCCAGCCGGCCTACCGCAAAGAATTGCGGACGATGATCTTCAATGCCATCAGCCGCGACGAGCGAAAACAAATCGTCGTCGCACCCGGCATCATCGACGATGGGCGGCTGTACAAAACCGATTTTCCCGGCACGTGCATACCGCTCGACGAGCTACCGGAAACGCATCACGCGAATATCTACCTGCGCAGCCGGCAGATGGATCCGTTGGATCTGGCCCGGCATTACAAAGTGCGATGGTGCCAAGAAGCGCCGGCGGATATAAAACACGCCCATAACCGGATCATCTTTCCGATCCATATGCATGGCGAGATGGTCGGCTGGCAGGGCCGATACGTCGGCGACATCGATTGGAAGCGGTATGGGATACCGAAATACTTCACGCAGCCGGGCTGCCATCTTCGCAACAGGCTCTACGGCTTCGACGACGCGCTCGGCATGCCTTTCGTGATCGTTACGGAAGGCCCCACCGACGCGATTGCGATGGGCGCAGGTACCGTGGCGACCTTTGGCAAGAAACAGACCTTGTCGATGGTCCATTTCAATTTGCTCGTGAACAATTGGCCCGTCATCATTTTGCTGATGGACGGCGATGCGTATGCCGCATCGGAGATGCTGTACGAACAGATGCGGCAAACTAGGCGCGTCGTGCATGTTGCACTGCCCGACGGGGTAGATCCGGCCGATGCTGTTCGGCAGGATCGCAACGGGCTGTGGGACTTAATCTTGTGGACTGCTAGGAGCCAAGGAGTTACTTTAACTGATGGAAGACCTGTCAGCTGTTGACATTCAAGCAATTCTCGACGGGGACGAAGATAATGAATTTGCACAACGCTATGCGTTTTATCCACTGACCTCGCCTGGAATGGCGCCGCCTGGTCCAAATTTTCTAGCACACGCCGCAGCGCTGGGCGATGCATGTCCAGTCACTATTGCAGGCAAAGGCAAATCGAAGACGATTACGCAAGTAGGCGCGTGGTTAACCGGCCTATACCTGCGATGCCTATATGATGCAGATTACCACATGCTGATAGAGTTTCGCGGCGAGCTACACAGCGTGCGTATTATTCCCGGCCATCGATGGGGCGGCGGTTCCGGGCCAGTGCAGCTGTGGGACGACGATATTCCGCGCGACCAGCAGCCTCCAGTCATAATGATTGTCGGCAAAATGCCTGGTGCCGAAGAGGTTATGACGGGCCGCAATCTCTGCGGTCCATCCGGCGGTTTATTGCGAGAAACACTGTTGCAGGTTGGCATGTCGCCGGAAGAAATAGCCGACTGCTATACTTGTAACTTGGTGCGGTGGCAGAATATCAACCCGCAGGGCGGCGCATTGCCGCAGAAGTGGGTTCAAGATTGTCGTCCACTGTTAGATCAGGAGCTGCGGCTAGTCAGGCCAGATTATATTTTGTGCCTCGGCGCAGAAGCCACAAAAGCTATCTGCGGAAAAAGCAATAATGTCGGAAACATGATCGGCCGGCATGTTGAAATCGACGTACCTATCCACGATACCGGAGAAGAGCCGGTATACCATCATATAAAGGTAATGGCTGTAACGCATCCAGCGGCGGTGCTACGGAATACGGAACAATACCCACAGTACGAAGCAACGCTTAAGGATTTTGTGCGACTAGTGCACGGCGAAGCGGCAGTGCGCCGAGAAGCAGATATTGTCATACAGCCTATATATAAGCTGCGAGATTTGAAATGGTATGTGGATTCGTTGCTGGCGCAGCCAGGGCTGAAGAAGATTGCAGTGGACTGCGAATGGCACGGTAACCATCCAAACGAGCCCGGCGCTTACCTGCGGACTATTCAGTTTAGTCATAATGGCAAACATGCAGCTGTTTTGGTGCTTAGGCACCAGGGCGGCGAACCAGCGTTTTTGCCAAGTATAGAGGCAGCCATAGCAGAAGTGCGGCGACTTCTCGATCGCGACGATGTGCAAATACTCGGCTCGTTTTTTGCGTCAGATATTCCATGGCTGTTGCATGCCGGGTGTGATATCAGGCATCGTTTTGTCGTTCCAGAAGATTATCGCGCAATAGTCGGCGGAAATTATCCAGGCGGCTTCGACGTTGCTTTGGGCATGCATGCAGTCAATGAGACAGGCGAATTAAAGTTAGAGGTAATGGCGGTACGTTATTGTGGCGCCAGCCGCTGGGATATGCCTATCATTCGTTGGCGCAAAGCTTATTGTGCCGAACAGCATATCAAAGAAAAGGATCTTGCAGGATACGGCGAATGTCCGGCAGATAAACTGATTCCATATGGCGGATACGATGCAGCATATACCTGGCAACTCGGAGAAGTAGTTTGTAGGCTGCTGGAATCTGACCGCTTTGATAATGCCAGCTGGATACCGTTCCACCGCAGCATGATGGCGATGCCGGCCTTCTGTGAAATGAGTATTGTAGGAATAAAGGTAGACCACAACAGAATCGACGAGCTAACAGATCTGTATTTGCGTACGCACGCGAATAAGCTCGCCGCGCTGCGAGCTGAATTGCACTGGCCAGACTTCAATCCGCGAAGCTCGGTGCAGTGTGTGGAATTGCTGTTTGGGGAACAGTACAATGCTAAACGCGATGCAAACGGCAACAAAGTACGAATAAGGCCGGCGGAAGCTGTTTCGCTTCATTTGCGGCCCGTAAAGTCTACAGGTCATCGTGGCACACCGTGGGCAAGAATTATTCAGCAGGGAGAAGAGCACAAATATACGCCCAGCACGGATAAAGAAACGCTCGGTATTCTTGGCCTGTATAATGAAACAGCATTACGACTGCGAGACGTAAGACTCATCGACCAAATTCTGAAATCTGTACTACGTCCGCCAACGTACGACGAAGGCGGAAACATCGTAGTGGACGAATATGATCGACGAGTCTATGCAGGCGGAATGGCATCCTATATCTGCCACGATTGGCGTGTGCGGAGCGCTTTTTTGCAGACGATGGAAACCGGGCGCGCTAGTTCTGCACGGCCGCCGTTGCAGAATCTCTCAAACCGGCGGGAAGATGACTATCGTCGCATCCTAGGCGATGCATATCAATGGAAGATCAGATCATTTTTGACGAGCAATCTAGATCCAAATTACGGTGAACAGACGCTGCTCGTAGAAGCCGATCTTGTTGGTGCTGAATTACTTGGCATGGCAGTGATGGCCCGCGACGAAAGAATGATCGAACACTGTCAGCGTGCTAATCTTCCAGACGGACATCCAGAGCAGTACGACATCCATTCGAACGTGGCTGTTACGTCGTTTAGACTTCCATGCCAGCCTACAAAGGAGGGCTTAAGAGCAATAGGATCTGGCGGCTTGAGGGTCGCCGCCAAAAATATCATATTCGGTATAGGATATGTTAGAACGGCAGAAGCGTGCGCCAGGCAATGCCAGGAAGAAGGCGTACAGATTACAGTAGCAGATGCACAAACAATTATCGACAACATCTTTGACCTTTATCCTGGAATACCTTTACTCCAAGAACAGCTGCGAGCGCGTGTGGTTGATCCAGGATGGGTGCGGACGTACTTTGGCAGATATCGTAGATTTATCACGACATCCGACAGAGGCGCAATGGGTGAGTTGGAGCGGCAATGCCTCAATTTTCCATTCCAGAGCCTTGTGGCAGATGCTATCAGCACTGCGCTGTATTATCTCTACAACCACCCAAGACGGGCTGAACTCGGTTATAAGATTGTGTTGCAGATCCACGACGCGATTTTGCTAGAAGTACCATTGCGGAGCGTGGCCGCCGTGCATGATGTTTTGCAAGAATGCATGGTAGACAGACTTAGCTTCAAATCATGCAACCTAGATGGGGTGCCTTACCCAGACAGCCCAGAATACAGGTTTGGGATCGATACAGCAGTCTGTGCCCGCTGGGGCGAATCGTTGTCGTGGGAGCTGTGCGACGAGCTGGGAATTGACAGAAAATACGGAAAAAGTCTGGCCGTTTAGGTCTTGAAAAGTACGAAGGGAAAGCTATAATAAGTCGAGCTAAACCATTAGCAAATTACTTATTATTTACTGTGCAATTTCAATTTACCGGCGTTGTTACTTCAGCATTTTTTGAGGAGACGTTATGTCAAGAACAGGTGTTGCTAGGGGTAGGTACACTTTTGAAAGCGAAGGCGTACCGACTGGTCGTGGGTTACAAGGCATGCACATTCTGCGGAATGGTTCAGGCTGCCAAATCTGGAAGCCCACATGGGGTGGCAAGAAGACGATCGTACGTACTCTGCCCGTCCGCGATCCGGACAATCCTAATCAGTGGGATCCGTTCCGGCTGAGTGATGGCCCACACGGTTTTGGCGATTGGATCAGGCGATACGACATGGCCTTTTCGATCGGCATTCCAGGAATCACGTTCATTACACAAGACCCGCGGGACCATGATATCGACGCGCAGCAAAATCCGGTTTGGATGCTGCATCGTGCGATTCCCGCAGCCGTACGAAGCGGGCAAGCCCCATCTAGCTGGGGCGCAATGGTTGTAGGCCAGACTGGGCGTCCGTTGCCCATTAGTCCTCCAAAAGATGGCTATCTGATGCAGGGCATTGTTGTTGAGTGGAACGATAAGCCACGTGTACCGCCGATCGGCGTGCAACCAAATGACATGCCTGTGGTATTTCTGATGAGCCAGACGGCTGGCGAAGCGCTTATCGAGAAGATACAGGAGAAAAATCCTGACGGCAGCTGGAAGCATCCAGATCTGCTCGATTTCAACGGCGGCGGCTTTATTCAATTCCACCAGGCGGGCAGCCAGAACCGGGTGAATCCGGCGCAAACCGGTTCGCTTGGAAGTCAACAGCGCGCACTCGGTGGACAGGCGCTGGAGAACCGCTACGAAGTCGAAATTCTCGATAACTACAACAACGTATCGCCGGCTATTACCGATCTTGAGCCAATGCTTGCTGCTAGATCGCAGCGAGTTATGTGGGACGAGATCATCCATATTCCGACGCTGGAAGAGCAAGTGCAGCGGTTATCTCGTTGTGGGTTGCCCGCCAGCGCAATTGTCTACGCCCTCGGCGAGGCATACAGGGATTTGATCCCGGAAGACGTGCAGGCGGCTGCTAGGAATGAAACAGCGCGAGTGAGTGTGCCGTTTCAAAGCCTAGCAGGTTCACAATTCCAGCCGGCCCAGCAACAGCCGGCCCAGCAACAGCCGGCCCAGCAACAGCCGGCCCAGCAACAGCCGGCCCGGCAACAGCCGGCCCAGCAGCAGCCGGTCCAGCAGCAGCCGGTCCAGCAGCAGCCGGTCCAGCAGCAGCCGGCCCAAGGCGCGTGTAGCCTCGGACAGATGGTAGGCACGCCGCCGCCGGGACCACCGGCAGTACAGTCAAATAATCCAGGCGCTGCTCAAACGGAGCCGTTTGAACCGCAGCCTACGCATGAATCGTCGGCAAGGCAGAACGAGACTATGGCTGCTATTGAGCAGGCCAGACTGCGAGCTGCCGGCCACGGACAACAACAACAACAACAACAATAATTGCAGTGGCAAACGATGGTCCGCCGGATGCAGTCATCCGGTGGGCCATTTTCTTTATTAGGAGACGCAAGTGGCAAAACGAAAAACGCGTAAGAAAAAAGACAGCGATAACACCGACGAACTAAAGCGCGATCCAATAACTGGCAGCGAAATCAAAATCGATGCCATAATGGATATCGCCGAAAAAGACAGCGAAGCGTTCATGGGGAAAAAAGGCCATTTGGTTGGCCACAATCCCATAATCCACGTATTGCCTGTCCCGGCAATTAGCTGTCGAATCATTTTGCAAAACGAAGGGCTGCCGCTATCTAGATGCTATCAGCTTGTTGGGCCTGCCGGATCGTACAAGTCAACAATGGCAGCCGAATGGGGCCGGTGGCATCGCATATGCGGCGGCGGCGCTTTCCTGAAAGAAGCCGAAGACAAGCCAACGCCAGATCTACGTAATAGCGTATTCAACTGGGACGTCAAGGCGATCCGCGTCGAAGACTGCGATTCGATTGAAGAGTGGCAAACAAAAACAACCAAAGGCACGCAGTTTTTGCAGAAGCGGCTGGAGCAAAAGGATATGCCTGGCCGTACTGTGCCGTTTTGCATGATCGTTGATTCACTCACGGGAAAGCCCAGTGAGCGGACCAAGAAAAGCATTCTAGAAAGCGGGCATGCTAGTCCGCACTTTGCCATCGAAGCGCAACTGATCAACGACTGGCTAAAAACGTTTCCAGGCGTCATCCGCGATTGGCCATTCACGTTTGTTGGAGTCAACCACCTTAAAGTGCATCGGGATTCATTGACCGGCGAGGTGGATTACCAGATTCCCGGCGGACAGGCCTTGCGATTCCACTGCGCAGCTATCATCGAGCTGAACAGGCTCGGCAAGATTAAGGAATACTCTAATTTCAAAGCTGCCACAATCGGCATGCGAAGTATCAAGAATAGCTACGGCGTAGACGATGCTCGCATCTGTGTACGGTTCAAGACGTGGCTGCAGGAAGATGCGGAGAACGTCTATCGATTGCACAGCCGATTCGAATGGTGGGAAGCGTCAATTTTGTATCTGTGCGACGGGTGGGGGTTGCCCGCCGCCAGGCAGAAAAAACTGATGTCTGCAGTCCAGGAGGTCTGCGATTTCCACAGTAAGTCAGGCGGCAGCCTAGGCAAACTGTATTGGTCCAAGCGGCTAGGCGTACAGTCATCGGACGCTATGCCGCCGCATGACCTCGGCGTCGAATTGGAGAGGCATCCCGATGTGCTGGAAGACTTATACCCAGTGTTAGGGGTACAACGCCGTCCGTTCTTTGAACCTGGCGCCGATTTTCTAGGGAAGCTCGAAGACTATGCTTACGTGGCTCGGCAGGCAGAATCCGCAGCCATTGCAGCAGAGCGAGCTCTGGCCCTTGAAACCGAAGCAGAGGCTCTGGGCGCCGTGCCCGTAGCGGTGCCGCAGGAGGCCGCAGAGGAGCCTACAAATGGCGTTTGATCCAGGGCAGGACGATATCATGGATATGGCGGCGCCGACGCGGGAGGACGTCTGGGCGGCCCAGCAAGCAACCTACGAGAAGTCTGTCGCCAAGAGGATACTCCGGGCGGCAAGCTTCGGCGTGGGTACGGATAGGGTGCTCGGCGGCGACAGCGAACTGACTATGGAGAAGATCAGGGAGGTTGTAGATTTGCCGCTGCGGCTGGTCGCTAAGCATATCAAAGTGGGTAAATCGCTGAAAATAGCTATGGAGGGCAAGATAACCAAGACATCGGTCTGGAAAGAGTTTCAGCTGATTCAGGATTGCATTCCGTCCGGATTTGTTGAAACTAGTGCTATAGGATTGGTGTTTCCGTGGGCCGGAGATACACGGCATAAGGTATTTCACAACTGTATTCCACCGGCGGCTGACAAACTAAGCCGGCACGGCAGCTGGTATCGGGTCCGCGGAGCCCTTTATTTCCTGGAAGATCTGGCAGACGCAATGGAGATATGGCTAGATAAGACGCAATTTATCTAACCGTAGACAAATTGATGGTCAAAGCGTGGATTGCACGGCCCGCACGGGCCGAATTTGACGCGTCGCAGGCTTCGCAGTTCTATGTACATGCCGTGAACGTCGACACTACGACGTACAATGCACCGATCGAGTACGCCGCTGACGTAGAATTGCAATTGGACGGCCGACTGCGCAGCGACAATAGTATGCTGTCACTGCTAGCTATCAAACAGCTGTGTACTTTGCTCGCTGCCGGATTATGGACGTATGTTTCCGATGTTGGCGGCATTCTACGCAGGGCGGGGCGGTCCGAGCCAATGCTTGATCCGTCGCTGGCCGTAAACGCTATCAACAAGACGCTGAAACTGCGATTTCACATGCCGAAAGGTATTCGCGGCCGGCAGCTAATCAGGAACACGGCAACGCGCACGGTCGACGGTATTGTTGGCAACAAGTACAAATATCTGCCGCATGGCCGGTTGTACGAAGTCGTCGACGATTTTTTGACTGCTATCAATCCGCCGATCAATTTTCATGCAGCTCGCCTGGACGGCCGCAGACTCGCAATGGTCTTTCTGCGAGATGAGCCGTTTATGGAATATGCTGGATGCTCTTTTCGAAGCGGCTACTATTTTTCGAATTCGGAAGTTGGAGAATGCAGTGTCAGCGCGTCTGCGGCGATATATGCGGCAGAATGTCGCTGTCTTGCTGCGTTCACTAAACTGCCGCACACCGGTAAAACGTTTGCTAAACGACTGCGGAAAAAGCTCGGCGGCGTAATCAACGCGACGCCAGCTGTTGATGCCGATGCGTTGCACAGCAATTTGGCGGCACCGTTGGATATCATCGCGCACCATCGTATAGCACCAAAGCCGTATCGGACGTTGCTGAATAAGTTAATTGCACTCGGTTTGGAAAGCGAGCTGGCTAGTTTGGCAATAAGCAAAGCGATTTTCGGCGCTGATACTACTGAGCTACAACAAAACATAAACATTTCTAGGCAGCCAACTTGCTACGATCTATTTACATGGCTGATAAGGCTGGCTAAGCCGTTACATATTCCTGATAGAGCAGCGGTAGAGCGTGTAGCATTTAAGCTGCTGCTGGGAGAAGTTCCGCTTTAAGGAGAAAGTTATGGGCGCGTTGGTTAAAACTACACCGCAGGAGTCAGAAACCAAACTGGTATTGGCAGAATTATCGCCGGAACAGGCGATAGCGTTACTTACGGCCGAAGGCGTTAAGCTTTACAAGAAGCTCAAGCAGAACGTCGATCGGCAGCTGGGCCATGAGCTCGAATTCTACTGGGAAACTGGACGAGACCTGGCCAAAGCGATGAAAGAATCGGCAGCCAAAAAGGATAACGGTAAGTATTGCCAGTACGGCGCACACTTGGTCGGGATCATGTCGGCTGCGCTCGGATTCAAATCGCATTCGACGCTGAGTAACTGCGTAACCATCTATAAGTGCTGGCCTACCAGGCCAAATATCAAGAACTGCAGCGAATGGCCGGCGAAGCAAATATTCGCCTGTATGTAGGGCATATGATAGCATTAGCAAAAGTAAACGATAAAAACGAAAGGCAAAAGCTAGCTGTGCGCGCATTAAAAGAACGATGGGATACGAAGACGTTGCAAAGCATTATCCATTCCGGCAAATCGACGAAGGCCAGAAGCCCCGGAGCGGCGCCGAAACCGCCGCGCAGTCCGTTGCATTGTGCTGCGAACATCCGTGTTCAAGCTTTCCAGTTCGTCAACAAATACGACAATGCTTGGACCGGTGACGCGTATGATTTAGCCAAAGAAGTAGAAGCAATTCCAGCTAACAAGCTGAAGCCGTTGTTGGCATCCGCAGTAGACGATGCCCGTGCCATGTTGCAGCAATTGCGGCTGCGGGTCAGTTCGGGACTGGCATTATTGGATGATGTGAGCAAAGCGTTGCATGAGCGGCTAAAGGCAATAGGACAGCCCGATGCCGAGGAAAACGAAGATGCCGATTGTGTCAATCTAGGCGCAATGCGCAATGCAGCAGCGCGGGCAAAACGCGCTGCCGCAGCGGAAAAGAAGAAAGCAGCAGCAAAAAGGAGAGCAGGGCGTGTCGGCACCAAACGACCAAACTGAGTTTGTCTGTAAAAAATGCGGCGATTGTTGTCGCAATAACGGCGCCATTCCGCCTTTGCTAGACGCGTATGTCGCCGACGCTACTGCGCCAGAATGGCTGCGTGTGCTTGTTAGGAACATGCGGAAGTTCTGGGCCGATACCGCAGAAGAAAAACCCCATTGCGTATTTTTGACTGACGATAATTTGTGTGCTATACATGATATTGCTAAGCCGGACATGTGCAAAGGTTTTACATGCGAGACGATACCATTGTGCTGGAAGTGTCGAGACTATGTAGCCGGCGCCGACAATAAATTTGGGCATTGTCGCGCTGATCCGGAGATCCAGACTTATGCGGATGCCAAAAGGAGGTGTCCGCTGTTGCAGGAGACAGTAGATGCTTGAACGAGCGAGACTATACGTAAACTCGGCATGGTCAATTGGCTACGAAACTGGAAGCCAAGTAGACGACAGCTGGATGCGATTTGACGTTATAGCAACAATTGACGCAAATGGCGATCATTGTGATACAGTTACCTGCGACGCTTTCGGTATGATAGATCTCAATGCTGCACAGTGTCGTAAACTCGCAAAATGGTTCGACGGAGCTGCGTTCCGGCTGGACCAGGCAAACAAGAAATACGCTGAAAAGAAGAGGATCAAGAAATGATCGCAAAGCCGTTCACAGTTTGTTGTCTTCTGTTTGGAGACTATCCTAAACTGGCTGAACGGCTATTGCGATCGCTGCACGATCAAGAAAGATGGGGCTATTTCGATTTGCGGCTGGGCTTGAATGCTGTATCTCAAGCCACATTAGACGCGGTAAACAGGTATTCCGCAAGGATGCCCATGACAATTATGACAGGATCGCCGCCCTATTACAAATATCCAATGATGCGGCAGCTGTTCCACAAAATACAGATTGAGTCACCGTATACAATGTGGTTTGACGATGATAGCTGGCTTTTGCCAGACAGCGACGATGGTGGTTTTTTTGCCAAGATTTTCAGCGCGATGTCCGGCACAGATATGCTTGGAGCCCTTTATTTGTGGCCGCATATGACGGTGCATCAGCGGCACTTCGTAGAAGATCAGCCGTGGTATTCAGGGCTGGCTGTACCGGGCACTATCAAGTTTATTACTGGCGGCTGGTGGACTATACGGACAGAAATCCTCAAAAAACACGCTTGGCCTATCCAAGAGTTGCAACACGACGGCGGAGATGTTATGCTTGGAGCATTGTGCCATCAACAAGGATATCGTATACGGAGCTGGCAAAAGGGCGTAGCTATCAACGCCAACGATAAAGGCCAGTGTTCGAAAGCCAAACGGCGAGGAGCTTCGGGCAAGACGGCTAGGTGCGGCAGCGACTATCGCCGTACATATTCGCCAAATACATGAAAGAGAATCTGCATGACGCAGCATACAGTCGAATTCATGAATATTACGCGGTTCGTCGAGAATCGCCGTATTCCAGAGCAGCCGTTTGAGCGAAAGCGCAACGAAATCTGGCATGTGCGAGCTACGCCTTTGGATTTTGCCAATGAAAACCACTCCCAGCAAGATTGGACACTAATCAGAAGCGGCGATCTAATGCGGATTCCGCTATGTCCATATAGCAGCGTGGGTATAAATCTCGAAGAGCCATTCGACCTGTCTAAACTATTCGTTGTCGCGTTTGACTTGGGGCAGCGGTTTGGACAACGATATTGCGATGCTGTGCGTACCCATATCGTTATGGGTATGCCTATTGAGGATTTGCGACCAACGACACACGCGTTACGCTATTGGTTAGGGTTTGCCGCTAGAATTAGATAGGAGATTATTATGGGTCAGCCGTTACAGCCTTTGGGTCTACAGGGAATCAGGCTCGGACAGCAAGTTGGTGTTGCCGAACAAGCGCCAAGCCAACCTGCAACAGCCGCGCCACAGCAACAGCCGCCAGCGCAGCCGCCAGCGCAGCCGCCAACGCAGCCAGCTCCACCGCCTGCAGCAGAAGAAACGCCGCCGCCGAGATTGCCGACGTTGGACGAATACGCCACTGGACTGATCAGCGCCAACATCGACGTACAGCGGCAGACTGATGCATTCCGTTACTTTCGGAAGGTGTTGCAGCAGCTGGAAATCAAAACAACTGATCCCGATGCCGCTGTTGGCGATCTGCCGTTTGTGACTTTCCACTATCCGGTAACTGATTGCGAGAGCCCCGGCGAATACAAGCTGGACATGAACGTCCTGTCGTCGGAATTGCTGCCGACTTTTCATGCCATGTTTACGGCAATAGCCAACGACGTCGGAACGAGGCTAATAGCTGCCTGGAACACGTCGCATAGACTGACGTCCGGCGCACAGGGTATCATTGCGCAGGCCAAAGCGGCGCAGTCTGTATAAATGACATGGCTACAGCCGGTCAAAATACATCTGGTGTCCCCGTACCGCGATTTAGCCTAAAGCGGTACGATAGTCTCAGACGCAAACTGGCAGACTGGGCGTTACTGCCGTTTTACAATACAGTGGCAAAAGGCAGGCGGTTCCAACAATTTGTCTATAACATTGTCGACGCTTTGCCGAATGTTACACAGCAGGTAATTTTCGATAGTGTACATGATCTGGCAGGAATCATGCTAACGCCGGTAGTCATTGAGCGAACAGCGTGGCGATTGGCAGCCAACATAGAACGGCTGCAAGACGGCATTGCTGTGCCTCCATGGGATAGTCAGGAATATCGCGAGTGGGTGCCGTTACAGGTGCGACAGTATGATCCACACAGAACACAGGGCGGTCGTTATGGCGGCATGTTTTATCTGCGCGTTCTGGCCGGTACTCCTTGTCCGTTAACCATACGCACATTTTGGTCTACTGAATTTTGCGGAGTGCTAGCCAGGCGCGTCGGCTTTACGGCGCGGTGGCGGCAATATCCGTTCCGCAGACTCGATGAACTTGTAAATTTGCGGCTACTCGGACTGATCGATCCCCAAGAATGCAAGCTCAACAAGCCGGGGTTTCGTGAAGTGTTTGTGACAAATTCACTGCTAAAATGGAACCGCGGCATAATCCGTCAGCGTTTTCGCGTTAACTGGAAGTGTCCCAATAATTTCACTCATCCGTGTTTTGAGTGTCCAATAGGTTATGCAGAATGTTCGGCTGCCACCCATCCCAAAACAATCCGTTTACAAGGAACTAGCAATGGGATTACAACTACGCCCGATGGATCCTAATTTCAATGCCCGCCAGAGTTTTTATAATCCGATGCGAGACGTTGCGGTTATCGGCGCTAGAATGATTCACGCGGCAATGGTGCAGCTAGACAGTGAAGAGCATTGGGATATATGGTTCAAGCCATATTTCGATGCTCACGGTTGGACATACGAAGATATGGTATCGGCGGCGGCCAAATTTGCCGAGGCGCTGAATATGGTCGTGCAGATGAAGAATCCGGACGAGGCAATGCAGGAGTCGGGCTTTTCGGAATTGCCGCCGACTATGCAGGTTCCTTTCTACGTGGAAATTGGCCGTGTAATGCTTGCGGCTATTTGGGCTGGAATTAAAGACCAGCGGGCGCCGGATTCAGCACCTCCGTTGGTATTCAAAGAGTTACTTGAGGACATTGAGAGACAATTGAATGCAAACAGCGAGAATGCCAATAGGCAGCCCCCACAGACATAAACGACAAAAACCGCAGCTCGTAACACGAGAATTAAAGTTGGTGGCACATATGGCAGAGCACTGGTTTAGGCAGTTCGCGCGTCGATTTAATTTTCCGGACAACTATACGACGCTCGATTTGGAGACGTCTGGGCTGAATCCGGAGGTACAATTGACATGTACGTACGGTTACACCGTTGTACGAGATCGCCAGCCGATCGAAACGCGGGAAGTTATACTAGATTGGACCAAGCATCCCGATGTCGATCAGCTGGAGTTACAGCGGGATCTGCAGCGGGCTGCTCGAGCCATGAAATTGCAAGGAAAAGTGCTTCACCATACTTACGAGTATTTGCGACGCTACGGCATTGACGCTATCCAGGCGCTGGAAGATCTGCTCACGCTTGTCGAGACGGCGGAGAACAATCAAGAGATTCTGGTATTGCACAATGGCTGGGCCTTCGATGTCGAGTTCATGAAAGCGGCTTTCCATAACTGGCTACGAGTCAAGTGGGAGTTCCATCCAAACCTGGTCTATGACAGCGGCATTATCGAAAAGGCGAGTCAGCTGCCAGAAGTCTATTCGCCACTGCCGATGGTAGATGAAAGTATGCAGGATTGGGCCAGGCGCATCTACAGCATCAGAGCACCGATTAAGTGGAATTTAGACCACCACTGCGATACCAAATACGGCTTGCTTCGCAAGGCTAATGTAGTGCCCGGCGATATGCACAAATCTGGAACTGATTCGCTGGTGTTGCATTATCTAGTCGAAGAGCATCGACGACTAGCCGAGCTAATCGACCAGTTTCACAACGATGACAACGAGGCGGTAATGCCTTATGAGTAAACTCATGAGTACGAAGGATCCGCAGGCGTTTGCTAAGGAGGTATCAGGTAAAGCTGCAGGATATTACCGCGCGCTAGGACTCGATTTAGGCAACAACTGTGGCGTGGCGTGGGCAGATTTCAAACCTGGACAATCCAGCAAAATTAAGTTGTTTGCTGGACAATGGATTCTCAAATTGTTGGGGGACTATGATACTGGACCGTTGCGGATGATCAGGCTGAAGCAGTTTCTATCGATATTGCAGCCAGATATCATCGGCTACGAAGACGTGCGTTTTACGCCCGATTCACAGTCGCTGCAGGGCAAGCCAGTCGGCGTAATTGTTGCCAGAGTAGCCAAGCCGGCTGAGCTGCTGGGCGCGTTCAAGGTCACGGTAACGACGTGGGCCGAAGAGCGCGGAATCCCTGCACAAGGATACGGTATTGGCGAAATCAAAAAATATGCAACGGGCAAAGGCGTTGCAGACAAGGAAGCCATGATTAAGGCAGCTAACGAAGCATACGGTGTGCGCCTCAACCCATCGGATTATAAAAGCACTGGCGCAGATAATATTGCAGACGCCATGCATGTCTGTGCTATGATCTTGGAACAGTATTCCAAAGGTTTCGAATGAACGGCTGGAGAGATTGGAGATGCAGTTCTTGTACCAATAAAATAGGTGACTACGCTTATTTTCATACACGAGGGACTACAAATACTGGCGGAGTAGTGCATGCAGAGTGCATGGAAGCATATTTTGCGAGCCTAGCAAAGCGGATGCGGCACACACATGAGCCTACAATCATATATAGATGGGATTTCGACGTGCCGAATCGCCGGCTGATGGGGCATGCTGTTTTTGGTAGTGCTGTGTTTACGGTGTATGTAGAACTGTTGCCGTTATCGGATTCGATAAAATATTTTACTCCGCTGAACTGGCGACAGACTGCGCCTTATCCGCATCCGTTGGCGTTTCGCGACTGGGTCTTTAGGTTGTTTATATCCGATTCCAAGCGAACTTTCAGCGTGGTGCATACTTCGGGACTCGACAAGACTGGAATGGTCGATTTGGCAAAGGCTGTGCAGATCGACGTTATTAGTAGTAATCCTGCTGCCCTGCAGATTTACTGCGATAATAAGCTTAAGGCTGCAGCAGCAGGACAAATAGAGACTGCCGACAGTATGAACATAGTGCCTGCAAATTTCAGCGACCGAAAGCACCCGGGTATATATACACCGACGAGATTCTGTCGGAGAGTAGCAGTAAATCCGTGACTTGCTTCTCGGATGCCCGTATTGTATATTGGACTGACAGTTAGTAACGCGTGGCCGACTACCGGCGATCTCGAGGTCGGTCCCGCATAGTCGGCTCCGGCGACTGGACGGCTGAGTTCTAGGTGCGGCTGGGGCTCATGAACCCCGGCACGGGTTCGAATCCCGCAGGCCGTTTTATGGCAAACATCATCAAACCGACCGGCGAAGAGTGGCAAGAGCAGCGCTCAACGGGCCAGCCTGAAACACAGGCAGCCCGTTTTGCGCTCTCCGAATACGCTGAAGAGTGGCATTTTTTCAATCACGGCGCTTTTTTTAGCTATGCCGGTTTCGCGTATCCGTACGAAGATCCAGTGGGCGATTGGTACGAGAGTCAGCCGATTGGTACACAGCTGTTGTTGCAACCGTTTGTAAGGCCGATCATCGAAGGACTATGTCCGATTCCGGGGCTGGGCAACATTACGTGGGGAAACGTGGTCTGTGGCGCGCGCAAAGAGCTGTGGCCGGCATTGTTTGAATTTCTGGGCGGCGCGTGCAGCGTAGATTACAAGCAGAAATCATTTTGCCAGCCATTTTCCGGCGAGCTGGATATACCGGATCCAGTCCTGCTAGAGCGGCACGGTATTTTAACTGTAGACATACCGACAATCAAATTAACGGTATTCTGCATTGACGGCAATAAACAGCGTTGGGAAGTCCGTCCGGCAGCGTCGCCAACAGCTCCGCTGCGGATGGTACAAATGGCGCCCCGACCGGAAACCATCGCAATGGGGCGGGCAGTGCTCAGCGGCGATTTCAGCGAACTGCAACATCGGCATAATTCAGCATTCCGAGCGCATTTGGATGCATATCAGCAAATAACTGGAAAGGATGTGATCGATGCAATTCCATATAGATTTACCGACGGCCATAGAAGGAACTTGGAAAATCGTGGACGATAAAGGCGAAGTGTTGGCGTCTGATAAGAAACACGCCGGCGCCACGATTATCATCGAGCCCTATTTCTACAAAGGCCAGCAAAGTCAAGTTGCAGCACGTGTGGCTGCCACAAATGACAAAGGCAGACAAGTCAGACAGCTGCTGCGATTGGGCGCTAACGACGGCATTGCTAAAACTTACCAATGCGATCTGCCGCTGGAACGCATACAGCCGAAATTTGACAGTCTCGAACCGGGTCCACTGACCAAGAAGGATAAGAAACAATGAGTGATAAAAAACAAGCCAAGGAAACAGCTGTAGCGGTGAAGAAAAAACAAGAACTAGAACAGGGCGCTGTTCAACTTCGCCGCCTGGTCGATATCCTGAGATTTGCGCTGACGCACAGCGAGACACATTCGCACCAATTCTATCTGGTGCAGGTTCCCTACGACGGTGCCCCGACTGTCGAGGCTTTCCAGCGGCTGGATGCGCTGTGCAGCAGATTACACGCTATCCGGCTTGCGATCAGCGAGACTGCTGGCAGCCCGCGTCCGCACTATATGTTTGTGTTTCACGGTAAGCGGCTGGGGCTTTTAACAGGCCGGCTGTGGCAGCTCAGTGATGGCAAAAAGCTGTACGACATTATGGGCGATATGCCAGCTGAGGCCGCTGAAGACGGATTGGTTGATCTGGGTGTATCGGACGTAACTCCAGAGGCAATAGCCCGTGTAGATGCAGCAGCCGCTGCAGCAGCGGCTGCAGCAGAGGCAGCTGAAGACGACGATGCGGATGAAGATGAGTCGGCGCAAAATACCGAAGAAGCATAGTTAATCAACGCAAAAAAGGCGGCATTATAAAGTGCCAGAGTTATTACTCTGGCACTTTTTATTTGGCTATGGCCAAGATACGTATATATAATGGCCAGCGTGTCCATGACCGTTGGCCAGAAACAAAAGCCGGACAAAGGACCGGCAACATGGTTGTAGTGCTGGCAGGCCCCAAGCCGCGGACCAGGCTTGTGGTGCCATTTTCAGAGTGGAAGGCAAAAACCCGTGTGGTCAACGGGCTTTTGCCGCAAAAAAAGGAGTAAGCTTATGCTTACGGAGTTGACGTTGGGGCAGCAGCCCCTTGTGGTTTCCGCTGAAGCGGCCGAGGAGCCACAGCAGGAAGCAGAGTACGCCGAAGAAGTGTGCGGGCTGGCCTCGCACTTCTATGACGTTTTTGAAGCCTCCTCGACGAAATTGTCGGAGGAGGCGATCAAAGCAACATCGTCAAATTCCTGCATCAGAGCGATGCAGTTGGCGATGTTTGAACATAATAAAGCTGCCGCGGCCGCTGGGCGTCCGCGTATGGAGCCGCTGGCCATCCGGCCGATTATCGCAAAGGCAGCTAGCGAGCTGCCAGAGCATTTGCGGCTCTTCTTGGAATGGGTCGCGGCTGTTCGCGTCGCGCTGCTGGATATCGATCCAGCGGGGCGGCGGTTAAAGTATGATATATGCGGCACGGTGGCTGCGTTATATCATCCGAGATATCAGTTTATAACTGATATCTGCCAGATAAGCAGGGATGCCGTGCCCTTGCTGGTCATGCAGCCGGCGGACGGCGCTGTGCCTATCAGGATGTACACCACGTCCATCAACCCGACAGACGGGTTTGTGGTAGGCGGCAGGCAAGGATGCCTGTTTGCGAAGGACTTATGGATAAGTCCGGCTGTGCGCAGCATGGCCGCGCTGGCCGAGTCATTAAAGGCTCGTGGAAAATCAGAAAGCGCAATCGAAAGAATGATTGCGTCAATCACGCAGGAACGCGCACGGACAGGCCTGCAGGAGGGATTTTATCCTGAGCTGTGGGGCGCTGCGATGAATTTGGAGAGCACCGACTTACTGGTGGCCGCTCTCCAAATGGTGGAGGCGATCATTGCAGAGGCAGTGATTACACGAAAAAATAAGGCGATCACTGCCATTGCCTCCAAGATCGGACTGCCGATCGAGGACATTGCGGCCGGTCTGCAAGCGGCGGAGCCGGGAACGCTCGACAAGGTAGGTGAACGCAAGGAGGAGTTCATACGGCACTACCAAGCGCGAGCAGATGCGCGCGAACGGCTGGCGTTTGCTACCCCGTTCGTATTGGTCGAGCCGTATCTCGCGTACAGCGAGAAGCCTGACTATGTTGCGACCGAAGATTGTCGGACTGCACCGACAATCGAGGCCGTGCTGGTAGGGGGCGAATGTCTTGCCAAGAGGCAGGACTTGGGACTGTTGCTTCGGCACAACCGGCTAGTGCGTACGAAGCATCCGCAGACCGGGGAATGGATTCCAAAGATTTTCATGGATTTCGGCCCCGTGGTAGAGGCCAGTGGCTACGACGCCGGCGACGGCGCGGTGGCATTTCGACCGCAGGTAATGCGCTTGCATAAGCGCATTGATGCGGCTGATCTCAGGGAGCAACGACCTTCTATGGTCGTCAAAATCAGTAAGGAGGATACCCGGTGGAAGGGAAAGAAGACTGGAAAGCCGACTGGAAAATCCTCAAATTCGTCGACAGCGTCGACTTGACGCTGTGGCTCCAGGAGGTCAATGAGAGTGACCCTGTTATTTATCCTTACTGGCGCGATGACAGGGCCACAGTTGTAACAGAGAACGTCGACGGGGACATAAAGGCCGGCGTAGTCTTAAATCAAAAGGTTATGCTGGCAGTCCGTTCGTCGAAGAGGTTATGGTTCTGCGATGTGCCTATTGAGGCACTCGTTGCGGCGACGAACGCAGAACGGTCTTGGTTCGAGGAGTAGGCCGACGCCCGAGTACTTACCCCCGTGTGGGGGTAGTCTCGGGCTTTTTTTAGCTATCAATACATGGTACACTGGGTTATGAATCAAGGAGCCATTTATGGATACCAATAATTTAGTTGGGCAGCAGCTGGCAAAAGACGCTTTCTGGGATAGCAATAGTTTTGCAGCTGGAAGTCATTTAGATCCTGCAAAGTACCACAGTATAGCCGAAGAGACGGTACTCGGTGGCAGGTCAATGGCCGATGCAGTGCCCACTGGCCGGCATGGTGCTTTCGGCACAATTGTGCGAAGATCTACTGCGGACGGTGCGCCAGTTGGACATAATCCTGACGCTGTGGCTACGCAGGTACTTGTAGATCCGGATATTCCAGGGCAAGGTTTTGTATTCGATCCTACTAAAATTCGCAAAGAACAGTTAGCCAGGGCGGTTGCAACAGGAATGCCGCAGCAAGGAATGTCCGTGGAAGACCGCCGCTTTAACGCTTCGAACATACTGCGGCAGTTTGCCGCAGGCGGAATGCCGGATCCGCAGATGCCTGGAATACAGGCAGCAGCGCGAACGGCGCCCGTTAATCTACCGAATCAATACGTAGTTCCAGCAGCCACCGAAGGAGGAGGACAGCAGCCGATGCAAGAGTTTCAAAAGCCAACGCAGACTCCGCAAGGAATACAAATTGCTGATGTTGTCGGCAGGCAAAAACTAACAGGTATTGAGCCGCAAGTGGGTCAAACGATTCCACAGCAACCCGCTGTAATTTCAGCGCCACAGCCTGTTAAAGCGGCGTCATTGGACGGCTGGCAGCAGCCACAGCAGATGCCGCCACAGTCGCAACAGATGCCGCAGCAGCCGATTCAGCCTGTGCAACAGCAGCAGCAGCCGGTTTATCCGTCTGTCAACGTAGTGCAACAGCAGCAAGCGCCAACGTCGTTATTTGATGCGCTTTTACCCCAGCAGCAACGGCTGCAGGAAAAACACGCAGAAATGCCCGCCAAACCGCCGACTTTCCGGGTCGAGTTCGAGATTCACGGCATTCCGTTCAAACAGGAAGCATACTATCACCAGATCATCAGAAACGATGCAAACTTGGTGCTGGTATTCGATCGACGAGCTATCGGCTATCCTCGCAACTTTCCGTTAGCGACGGATGCAGATATGGCTGCACACATCGAAGGGCAGGACGTGGTATACCGTGTCCATACGACAGGAATCCAGTTTCCGTTTCTTGACTACGATCTTTGCATTCTGCTAATCAAGAGCGAGCATTCGCTGAATCAAGACACAAACGAGGAGGCCGGACAAATCCAGATGCCGGCAGCCATCCAGCTTACACAATGACCTTTTCAAGATATGCAAATTCATGGAGGATATTCATATGTAAAAGCAAGGTGTTATTAAGCGCGGACTAACGAAGCCCGAGAGCGATGCCAAAGAAAAACAGGCGTCTTCACAAACAATCGAACAGTTAGCGCAGGATCCAGTCAAGCGAATGGCCGATACAGTTGCAGACAAAACCGAAGCAACCGCGCAGTAGTCCAAGGACGGACCCATGACCTTCCTCCTGTCAAACTTCACGCAGTCGACGACTATGACGTCGCAGCGGGGAGTCCAGCCATTTCCTGATCCATTTGCAGATTATGCATCGCTTGCGATGCCGGCGACGTTTACGCACGCGCTCAAATTCTGCGAATATATACTCCTGAACAACGGAGTATATCGTTCCGCCATCGAACGAATCATTGCATACTTTTTGACCGAAATAGAAATCGACGGCACGGATCGTGCTGGCAAGGAATTATATCTTGATTACCTGCACAACAAATTAGGCATCATGTCGGTGCTTAAGCTCGCGGCGCTCGATTATTGTTGCTACGGCAATCATGTCGCGTCAGTAGTAATTCCGTTTCGGAGACATTTGTCTTGTCCGAAATGCGGCTTTGAAGTGCCTATGAACAGAATGGCCACGAACAGCCGATTCAATTTCAAATGGACGGGCGGCGAGTTTCGCGCAACATGTCTAACATGCGGATATACTGGAAAGTGGACGCACGTCGACAGGCGGACGGCGGAAGAGGACGACATAACCGTAAAGCGCTGGAACATCCATGAATTGGAATTGATCTGGGATCCGTACTCGGAAGCAACGGCACACGTGTGGCGCATTCCCCAGTACTACAAGGATTTCATCAACCGCGGCAATCTACACATACTCAGCCGGGCGCCGTGGGAAGTGGTGCAGGCAGTGCAACAGAACAAACACATTCTGTTTAATCCCGACATCATTTACCACGCTAAAGAGGATACACTTTGCGGCGTGCTGAATAGAGGATGGGGGATTAGCCGAGTGCTCACGAATTTCCGTCAAGCCTGGTATGTGCAGGTACTGCATCGTTTCAATGAGGCCATTGCACTCGATTATGTCATCCCGTTCCGTGTAATTACACCGGAACCCCGTAGCGGCTCCGGCGGACAGAACGGTATGATGGGCGATCCTTTGTTTTCTGCAGACATGGGCGGCGTTACTGGCATGTTGAATGCTCTGCTTGCCAGGCGGCGGATAGACCCGACTTCGTGGTTTACGTTGCCTTTCCCTGTGCGTTATCAAGCGCTAGGCGCCGAAGCCAGCCAAATGGCGCCATACCAGCTGATGGATCAGGGCGTAGATACGCTGCTCAATTCAATCAACATTCCAGTCGAATTCTACAAGGGGTCGCTTACGTTGCAGGCAGCGCCCACGGCGTTACGTTTATTGGAGTCCAGCTGGAGTCATTTGGCTTACATGCTCAATAAACTACTGCAATGGATCGTTAATAAGATCAGCGCTGCGCTCGCATGGGACGAAGTTACTGCCCGGCTGGAGCGCCCGGCCCATGCCGATGATCTCAATCGGCAGCTGGCTAAGTTGCAACTCATGATGGGGCAGCAAATCAGCCAGACTACCGGGTTGAAGAGCGTCGGGCTGAAATTCAACGAAGAGCAGGACAGACTGTTCGACGAGCAGAAGTATGTCGCCGAACGTTCACAAGAAGTGCAGCAGGAGCTAGAAGCTGCTGGATTAGGAAACATGATGGCCTCTGGGCAAATCGCTGGGCCTGGGGGTGGTGCTCCTGCGGGAGCACCTGCGGCGGATGGGGTTGCTGGCGGTGCGCAGGCAGTCGCGGAACCTGCCGCTTCCGGAGGCGCGCCGTCAGCAGCCGGCGTACCGCCAGGCGATGTGCCTGGAACGCCTGTGGATCCCGTCGATGCTATGCTGGCGCAGTTGCCGGTATCCGACTTGGAATCCATTACGCCGCAAGAGCTGTATGAAATGGCAAACACGTTAGCGCAGCAGATATTTGGCATGCCACCATCGCAGCGGATTAGCAGCCTGCGAAAGCTGAAAACCAGACATCCGGTATTGCACGCGACAGTCAAATCTGCGCTAGAGGCGCTGGATAACCAGGCAAAGCAGCAGGGCTTGGTTATGCAGCGACAAATTGCGCAGCAATCACAGCAGCGAAGCATGGCAGCGCCGCCGGTGTAGTAGAAGTCTTTACGGCGCGGGAATAACTATGTCCGACCAGCTGGGCTTGGTAACGCGATGGTTCTCGGACGAAATCACTTGGGCAAGTATCCATATTGCCGAACTAGCACAGCAGCTAGGGTTGCGGCCGACCATACTGGCGCGAGATATCTGTAAAAAAGAGATATCGCCATATTGGGATCAGCGCGTAGTCGCTGAACGAAAAACGCCATTCAAGCAATGGGCATCTCGCTGTTCGCACATCGTGTGGACACATCCGCCGAGCATGGCCGAGTTGGCATGGGCAGCCAACCGCGGCATTCAAACTATTTTGCTTGCAGTGTGGGAAAAGTTGGCACCCATGCACAAGGAAGTTATTGCCAAGTTTGATACGGTTGTATTTCCTTATGCCTGTGCAGGTGAAGCGGTGTGCCGGGCATGCGGCGGAACGGGATCAGCGTTTCGTGCGCGCATTGCGCCGTGGGACGTGCCAATACCGTTTGGCACGAATAGCCGAATAATCTGCGATAAGATCGACATTTTTGTGCCTCTGTATGATTCCCAGGCTAAACGGAATCAGCGGTTGTTGTTCGACGCGCTAGAGTCAATTGTAGAAACTGAGGAGCGCGCAAGGTTTACCATTGCTAGCGGCACAGGCTGGTCGCTGTGGGCGATACGACGTTTGCGGCAATTGTGCAAAACGCATCCCGATCAGTTTATCTGTGTCGAACGGCCAACAGCGATGCAGCGGCTTAGCTTGTACAATACCAGCTGTTTAACGTGTTGGGCAGCACACTATGAAAGCCTGGCATTGATAGGGCTAACTTCGCTGTGTATGGGTGTTCCTGTATTGGCCTGGGATATACCCCCACAAAATGAGTATTTGAGGCACAAACGGAACAGCTTGCTTCTGCCGTGTGATCTCGAGAGCAATTGGCTGGGAATGCCCAATGCTGTCGGCAATTACGCCCTTTTGATAGAAGCACTGCTGTCACTATTGCAAAATCCGCGCACTTTGTGGAAAATGAAACAGGCAACAAAAGAAGGACTTGCAGTTCGAAAACAACAATTCCAGCAGACGTGGGAATCTGTACTCAGCTAAGGAGACATACTATGAAAGGACTGCTGGCGGCTATACTGGCTGTCATTACGATCGTGTTCATTGCGACACCGGCATCTGCACAATACGCGCTCTATGGCGCCAATCCCGTTTGGTATTCGACAGCGCCCGTCTATTCGACGCCTGTTTATACAATTCCGGGGGTGATCAGGGGGCCGGCGTACGTAGCGCCTTCCAGACTGTATCCGACTTACATAGGCGGGCCAGTCTATGCTCCGGGCCGTCCAGTTGTTATCCGAGGCGGCCTTTTCGGCCGGCGCGTGTACCTGCTGGAATAGTACCATGTTGCATGCAGTAGGATAGGCGGAGTCAGGCAGGATGGTTCGGAGACGACCATCCTGCCCATTTCTAAGGAAGAAAACAAATGATAAACCAACGTAGAGTGATGAACCAAGTCGACCACCGCCAGAATTTTTTCAAGCGGCTTGCTGCTGGAAAGGTAGAGCAGTCTAAAGTACCTGTGTGCCAGCAGCCGCCTGCACAGCGCCCAGTCAAGCCGAAGACTGATGCTGCAAAGCCGATGAGTCTGGCAGAACAGCTCGGGCTGTTGGCGCTGGCGAAACAAGCCAAGATGCAGAAGCCGCGAAAGCGGGTTGTCGCACCTATTGTAGTGACGCCGGATAAGCCAAGAATTGTGGCTATGCCCAAAGTCACGCCGCCAATAGAGTCGCCGGCAGCACCGGCACCTCCGCCGCCTGTGCCAGATATAGCTGCGGCAGAGCCTGTAGAGCCCGCGGAGCCGGCAGCGTCAGAAGAAGAACCCGCTGCTGCGCCCAAGCCACCGATAGATCTATTCCAGGACATCCGATGAAACGCAGTCGATCGCCAAAGTATACAACAATTACGGGCAAAGCAATTCCCGAGAGACAGTTGCAAAAGCAGCGATCGCCCCGGCGCAACGATCCTTGTCCTTGTGGCAGCGGTGTGAAATACAAAAAATGTTGCATGCCCAAGCCCGCGTTTAAGAATCGTCCTCGCGGTTCTGTCTATAAGACGATGCAGGCGTATTACACACAGGCACAACAGGAAGCGGAACAGGCGTTCATCAAGCAGTGGGGATTCCAGCCAAATCCGGCGCAACTACTGACTTTCGTCAGTGGTGCGCCCGACGAAATACGAGAAATGATTCTTGGCGGACTAGCGGCTATCAATGCCGAGCCCAAATATGTGCATGCAGTAAAAAAACTCGGGATGCTGATTACATCGCGAAATCAGGCGTTATGCACGGAGGCAGAAAAGCAAGCTTGGGCAGCGGCTTTACAAGAAAGCGAAACTGCAAATGGCAATGACGACAGTCAAGTTCGTGATGACGGAATGGCAGATATATCAGGATTCGGAGGGCTTGCAGCAAATAAGGATTATGGGAATAATACTGCCGAACATTGATCCGCTAAGCCTACATATGGAACTGCAGGTAGATTTAGATAGTGGCAGCACAGAAGCTAAGTTTATACAATATACTAATGTGCCACGAAGGCAATTACGTAGAGTTCAAATAACAGGAGAAGGCGATGCCAGACACGAATCCTGAACGGGAAATTCCTGAGTTGTTCGAATTGCTGCTACGCGTATATATGAAAGCCAAGCTAGCGGACGAGGGCGATTCACCGGCGCCGCCACCCACAAAAGAATTGTTTGATCAGCTGCCCACAGAGATCGAGCAAAGAGCGGCATCGCTGGCAATCAATCACTTCGTAGAGTTTGCTCGAACATTCCTATTGGAGCACCCGCCGCAACTCTATCTGACTGGCGTGCAAGGTTTCGGAATAGAGCTGGCCCTTGCGGGGGCTGTCAGGCTCATTCCGGCCCTTTATGCCGAAGGCGGCGGCACGATGGAGCCCAGCAATGATACACCTGTTACTCGCGAAGGCGAAAGCAGACTAGTCCCTGGCCTTGACGTTAATATTACGTAGGGCAAAGTCTAATCTAATTAGTCTGTTGGTAGACTAAACAGATGCCAGAACTGCGGCATTATAAGGTGGATCTGGTTACTGTTTTCTTTTCCCGTTCAAAGAAAGAGGAGGAGGAGTGCGATGCGCGATTTTAAGTTTCACGCGTTTTTTGTGTGGAGCGTACTTTTCGGGCTGGTCTGCGCCGTCGACAACGCGGCCAAGGAAACTCCCAACAAGGCGGTCAGCGCCACGCTTATGACCCAGCTGGCGGCCCACAATGCCGAGGACGTCAAGCAGTACATGGCGACCATTCATCCGGACTCCCCGGTCAGGCAGCTCACGGAAGAGGTAACTGCTCAGCTGTACGAAAAGTGGGATTTTCGTACAACCCTCGACGAGCACAAAGTCATCGCCGTAGAGGGTGATACGGCAAAGTGCCGTTTTACCATGACAACCCGGTGGGCAGCCGGGCCGAAGGACTTCCGCGACAACAGAGTCAAAGGCGTCCACATGTTCAAGCGTGCGGGCGATCGATGGCTGATGTGGGACACAAAGGTCGACGAGATTAAATACCTCGATTAGAAATTGTTGTGCCTCGAAGCGGTTTGCAGTCATTGCAAACCGCTTTTTACCGCCAATCGTATGGGAGAAAATGCTTGAAGCGTGCAAGGACGCTGTTGTAGCCATCACGGGCAGCATGTTTCCCGCGAACCTTTACAGTGGGCCTATCGACTGCCACCAGCACTTTTTACAAGGAGAATGAGTATGAGCGACAAGAAGAAGGCGGTGTACCGCCACGGGGACGTAATGCTCCTGGCACCTACAAAGATTCCCGGCAATGCTGTCCGTGTACCGGATAACATTGTCGCCCGGGGAGAAGTCACCGGGCATGCACACCGTTTGGAAAGCGGTGACGTAATGACCCTGGACAAGGAAATGTGGGTCAGCGCCAACGACGGGGCTGCTCTAAACCACGAGCAGCACGGCCACGAGCCCATTTCCCCTACAAAGGCCGGAGAAGGGTATCCGGTCGTAATCCAGCGGGAGTACGACGACGAAAAAGAATGGCGACAGGTTGCGGACTAGCGGCCTGTTGCCAGCGTCGGGGAGCGGTTTGCAGTCATTGCAAACCGCTTTTTTAGCTATCAAAACAGCTAAAAAACGCGGGTTTATCCGGCAATATATATTGGACCCGTTTAACCCCCTTGAGGAGAATGAGCATGTCTGACAACGTGCTCCGGCATTACGGAGACGGCGTTTGGGAATTTCGATTCCCAAACGGAATCGAAGTGGTGCTGGAAGAGGTTGGCGACCGTCAGCAGGTGACAGTCGTCAACCTGGGCAGGACGCCCGCCTGCGATTACATCGCGGTCGTCACGGAAGACGAGGCATTGTCGCAGCTGAGAGAGCTGCGGCAACTGGCCGCCTGAAACCGCCGGGAGTGGCCCTTTGGGGCCTTTTTTAGCTATTGATCCGCAAGCTGTCGACTTCTTTCCAATGGTCAGGAAACAATCCAATCGGATACGGCCTGCGGGCATTCCAGGGTAAAGGGTAAACAACGCGGCTGTCGTTGGCCAGCCAGGCGCCCCACCAGCTAAACGTCGAATTAGAAATGATGTGTTTCCTGCACAGCGTCATCAAAAACAAATCCATGTATGGCGGCTGTTTGTCCACGTATATAAATTGTGGCCCCTTGAAGTGTTTGCGAACCCACGGCATGTCATCGGACAACAGCAAGAATATTGAATCCGGAAAATGCGCCATAGCGCGATCGTAGTAGCCCGTAGTCCAGAGTTTGTATCGGTGGGAAATCCGTGTAGTATCACCGCGGCGAATGTGCAAAGCGCACGGATCGGCTGCTAGAGCCGCGGCATATCACATTTGCAACAGCTGTATGGCGGTAGGCTGTGGCTCGAACTGCCAGCGAATAAGATCCTGGCAGTGTCTGAACCAGTCGATTGACTCGAAGTGCGCTGCGAAATTCGTCGTGCCTTCTATGTGGATGTCGTAGGGCTCTTTCATCCATCTCGCAGGTGGGTATGTTGGGATGCGCCGGAGTTCCCGCATCGGCCGTGTTGGCAGCTCGTGTATAAACCGGCGGCCGGGCTTCCACGGCGGAAAGAAATAGTCAAATCCGTGTTTTACGGCAATGCCTATGGTGCCGGCAATTTCGAACAGCTGGTTGCCGAGCCGTCCTCTGTGACCAATTTCACGGAATGTAGTAAACGGTTTGTCCATAATTTTGTACCAGGGGCACAGTCAAGTAATAGCGCTTTTACGGCATTATAATATAGACTAGAATCGAGTTCAGGAGAATTTGTATGTTTATCCTGATAGCTTTGCTTCTAATGCTGCTGCCACAGCCTGTCGGTGTGGCAGCGGCAATGCTGCAGATTAGCTGTCTGCAGCCCGGTAAAGACTTGACGCCTAAGAAATTCCTGTGGTATCCCACAGGGTTTACTTAAGCAGTCCGATACTGCCTCGGCAGGAGGCCAGACCCGGCCGCAGCGCACTCCGCGCTGCGGCCTTTGTTTTTTAGCCGTCAGGAAATGCTATGTGGGTTTTATACTTCGCTGGCTATAATCAAACCATGACCGGCAAACCCAAAAACCCGTTGGTGATCAGTTACCCCAGAAGCGGGGTCAACTGGTTTAGCCGTGCTTTCGAAACACTCACTGGCGCCAGGAGTCCAGGGCAGGATCGCGGCATAGTACCAGAGCAGCCGGCAGCATTCAAACGAACACACAGTACCAAAGCCAAACGACTCAAGCGGGTTATTCTTAGCGGCGGCTGCGACAGCGCGCTGCTTTTGCTGCGAGATCCGGGATGGAGCTACGTCCGTCGCACATCTTGTGGCTATCCTTTCAGGGCCTATCTGCAGAACATCCATTTCTACCATTGGTGCCCGGCGCCGAAAAAGCTTGTCTACTTCGAAGATCTGTTTACCCCACAAACGCTTTATGATATCGTCGAATGGATGGGATTTCCATACACGCCTTTCAAGGACTTCAAGAAGGCGCTAGCCGAATCCAAGGCATGGTATCACAAGCAAAAGCACCCTAACTACGTTCGGCGAAATCCGACCAAAAAGGATATCGCTGAAGCTCGCCGTCGATGTATCCAATCGTTGGGCAAGGAGTTGGTACGGGAGTATCTAGGCAGATATATACGAGTATAGCCAGATGATCGGCAACGTACGACGACCGCTGCTTTGCAGTTATCCGCGAAGTGGGCTTAACTGGCTCTGCAACGCTTTCGAGCGTGTGACAGGCTGCCGCAGTGATGGACATGTGCGTGTTGTTCGAGGCAAAATGCCTCAAGCGTTCTACCGACAGCATGCCGCATTGCATCCGGAAGCGCAATATTATTTGCGCATTGGCCTGCTCAATAGCGTTCTACTTCTAATACGCGATCCGGCTATCAGCTTTACTCGTCGCACGTCTTGCAATCACCCTTTCAAAGTCTATACGCAAAATATCAAATTTTTCGATCGATGCCGGCTGCCAAAGAAGCTCGTCTACTACGAGGAGCTATTGACCAAGCAGGGGATCTACGACATCGTTGCATGGATGGGTTATCCCTGCATACCATTCAAGAATTTCGAGCAAGCCAAAATCGATTCTAAGGTAGATTACTGTCGAAACAAGCACCCCGACTATCCACGCATACCTCCGACACCCGCAGACACCCGAAAAGCGCATCGGCTATGTTTGCAGCGACTTGGCAAGGATCTCGCTCGTCGCTATCTCGGCCGCTACATGTCTGTGCCGGATTGATCCGGCTATCATAAATCAGCCATATTCACGGCATTATAATGGGGATAGTCTGTTCCATTTCAAAAAGGAGGAAGCATGGCACTACGTAGTAACAAAGAGAGCATCGGCATGGCGGCAATGCAAGCCATGCTTCGAATGGATCCGCTCGCAGCGGCGGAAAAGGTCACAAGCGCCTCGTACAAAGAAGACGAGGCGACGGAGCAACTCGGGCTCGTTTTTGCGATTATGCATAATCGCAAAAAACGAGAAATGCTGGAGGCTGCTGGAGACACGTATGGACACATGTCGTTCGGAGCATACCTGTCGGTTATCGTCGACATGGGCTTCGAGCACCAGCTTGCCGATCCGTTCGGCAAAGAGGGAGATGTGTTTTACATCTTCTACCGGAAGCCAGGATTGATTCTGGCTTTCGATACCTATCGAGGCCGCTCGATAAACGGCGGGAAATTGTACTATAACTGGCGGCAAAAGCGAAAAATGCCGCCCAGTTGTTTCTCCTCCGGAGGCTGGCGGCCAAGGACGCCGGAGATCGAAAAAAGCTGGATGCACTCAGGGGTGAGTGGCGAGAACTGTGGCGGGCAGATCCAAAGTCGGAGGCCGCGGAAGCGGCCGATAAAGCATACCAGGGCTGCTGGAATGCCCAGCAGGCTGAGGGCGGCGTGGTGTGGGTAGGCAACCATGATTGTCGCGAAGCACTGCGCCACAACGTAACGCAGCTCGAGGAGTATGGAGAGTTCATCGAACCGTGGGCGGAACGGCCGTTTCTGTGGTCCCTCACCTACGAGGAGAGCTCGACGCGGAGCGTTGACTACTAAAAGATCACCGAGGAACGGATTTCTCGGCTGCCGCCGCATGTCCGGACGGTGATCGGCAAGTAACGAATAAGAAGCAGCCTTCCGGGGCTGCTTCTTTTTACTCCTTTAGCAGAAAGGAAAGCTATGCGGCGTTGTTATATTTACCGCGGACCTAGTGGATTTAGATTTGGCGGAATTTTTTTCGTAAGCATAATCTTCCGGCTGCCAGGCGCACGGAAGAGTGCCGGCCAGAAATGGCCAACTGTCATGACGAAATTCCTGGCCAGGTAGGTCAACGGCATTGCATCCCTTTCGGGATAAGAGCCTACCGAAGACAACACGGTGGTGAGGCCGTGCTCTGCAACGTGTTCTCCTAACGAGGGGTATGGGGCGGGCGCAGCTAATTTAGTTGCGCCCGTTTTTAGCCATCAGAAACAAGAGTAGGCCTGTTCACGATAATGGCTTGCAGCGCCGATAACTGAAAGTGGAATACACAGCGACACTTCGTTCCAAGGAAACGCAGCAAGAATAGACAGAAACAAGGCATTTTAATACGGACAACTATTCATTGCTTCGGCAGTTTCCGAAGCAAACTATTAACCAGGCCGCAGAGCGGCAAAAGGAGAGAACGAAAATGGCGAATACCGCACCCTGGGCTGTAGACTGCAAAACGCCCGCATTGGCGGCTGCGATGCAAGACATGGCCTGCCAGCACGGATGGCGCAAGTACAACACGCCTACGGACGGGACATGGCTGTACGTGACCCACGGTATTAGGCACAATGGCTATGCAGGGGTACATAGGACGATAACCCCTAAAGTGAGGCGACTGACCCTCGACGAAGCTGCCACCGCGATAGAAAAAGGCCCGCCAAGGCTCAACCAAGTCGTCGTCGAGGCCGGCGGGAAAGATATTTCAGTCGAACTCTGCGACGACGGCAGCGTGAAGGCAGAATGCCTTACGGTCACCAAAGCGGAAATGGAACATTTCATTTGCGCTCACCGGAGCGAACAGGAGATCACACTCGGAAAACAGCTCGTCCTATGGGACAGCAACAACTCCATACAGATCGTCGGCCGCGACATTTCTGCCGAAGACGTCGATAAAGTTGTCGCTGCCTGGGAAAAAAAGAACGGACCAGTCGAGACGACCGAGCTCCTCTTGCTATCTAAAGCGGAGGCGAAAATTCTGCGGGATGTGTTGGCCTGCGTCAGAGGAGATTCAGTTCGTTCCCGGTACAAACTCGTCCAAGCAGTACTCGCCCGGATTTGCGCTATTGCAGGTCCGGTACAGCAAAGCGACCTCAAAGATATCAGCTTCGTGGATAGGCGGGAAGAAGCGATTTCACGCGATTGAAATTGTAAACCCGGGGCTGCGAATCGTCCACGTCGCAAAGCAGGGCAGAGCGTTCGATCGAACGCTCAACGCCCTACAAAAGTTAATCAAGGATGCCGATACTTATACTATTGGCACTGTCGATGCCGTCGATTCAGACGAGGCTATCAGGCTCGTCTGCGACGGCAAGTGGCAGTATACCCAAAAGGTATAGTTGCCAGAAAAGGAGGAGAATGTTTGCACTTGACTGCCCAGCGAATCTGTGCGATACTGCCACTGAACAATTCTGGCACATACAACGTATTGCAGCGATGCCATTCACATGAATACGCACGTCCGCCCCCTCCATTAGGTAGGTTTGGTTTGTTCACATTCCTACTTTCTGGAGAACTGCGATGATTACGGACGCACTCTACTCGGCGTTGGCCAAACTCAAGGTCAACGTCAAATCCCTGGCCGAAGAGGCCAGGATCAATCGGCTCGAAGCTGCTCGCACCTCCGATATCGAAACCCGGTGCGCGCTGGCCGAACACCGGCGAGGGCGACTACGCGTCGAAGCCCGGTACGCCCAATTGGCCTACGCTTTCCTGCGAGGCCGCCCCTATCGACAAGCTGAGGCTAAAACCCGGCGAGGCAACGAGCCATGCTGCCACTACATTTACAAAAAGGTATCGAAATTTGTAAATGACGGCTTTCAGCCGTGTGACATTCAAAGTTGGCTTATGCAATGAGCCAAAACGGCTCTAGCAATCGTGGGAATGCAGCCGGCTTTCAATCCGGCCAAGGCGGGTTCGACTCCCGCGGGCGGTGCTAGATAGCTGTTTTGCAAAAACAGCGGGATTTCTGCAACTCAAACAAAGGGAGGTTGATACGAGTATTTACTTCACGGCGGATACGCATTTTAGCCATCGACGGATTCCGATTTATACGGGCCGTCGTTTTTGCTTAACTACGGAGGAATTGGAGCACCTTGATGCCAGGCATCCCATGAGGAGTAGAAACAATCCGGATGGATGGCAGCCGTCGGATGCGGCGATGCAACGGCATGACCGGTATAGCCTGGATCGAATCAACGCGGTGGTAAAGCCGGGAGATATTCTGTGGCATTTGGGGGACTTCTGTTTCGGGCCTCCGAGCCGAATCAGACAATATGCCGGCCTGTTGCGGGATCAAATCGAGTGCAGGACTATCAACCTGATCTGGGGCAATCATGATAGGCACGAGATCGCGCCGCTTTTCAATAGGCACTATGTAGAGTACACCGGCAAAATCCAAAGCCAGAGATTTTATGCCCACCATATCGCGAGTGCTATTTGGTATGGTTCTCACGCCGGCGGATGGAATCTCTACGGCCATTCGCACGGAACGGCGGAGGATTACTTGGATAAGATCCTGCCCAATCGAAGATCGATCGATGCGGGCATAGACAATGCATTTAGGGTACTGGGAGAGTACCGCCCGTTTTCGTTTGGCGAGCTTTCCCAGATCCTAAACGCCAGAACCGGAATCAGTATAGAGGAGAACATGGATAAGCGAAGAGCGGATAGTTGGGATGATGCGTACGAGCGATGGCAAAAAGATTGTCTCGCTGCGTATAACGAACGGTTTAGGGAGCATCGCGCTCTTTATGCGATACCAGAAGGCGAATACGATCCTGGCGATCTTGTCGAGTTCGGAGAAAACGGTGCAGCTTATCCGCACGGAGCGGGCGGTATCAACTACATTCCCAACGCCGTAGCGCCGTGGACGGAGTCGGAACACTACCGACCATAAGGACAGAGTGCGGCATCATTGCCGTTTACCAAAATCTGCGGGCAGCAGGGCAGTCTATCGCTGCCCTGTTGTATTGCGCAATAAGGAGAAGACGATGAATATGCTGATTAGGGTGGATAAGGGCGACGGCTCTGTAGAGCGCGTTTGCGCCCAGAAAGATAAAGCCGCTGAAGTCATCCGGGTGGCGAAGCACCTGGGATCCCACAAGTTCGACGTTCTCCGCCGGCTGCCGGCCGGCGAACAAGTTGAAACTTCTTTTGCTTTTTATCGGTTTGAGCCGGTCAAGGAGAACTGACCTGTGCGTGCGTGGTATTACTATCGCGGAAAGTTGATCGAGGTGGACGGGGAACACCCCGGGCCAGTAGGGGCTATAGCCCGAGGTAAAGTGCGAATGCGGTACCACGAAGACAGCGAAACCCTCGCTGTGCAAGCTCGCACCCGCGAGCTATGCCGAAAAGCTGTAAACGCCTATATCGACCAGGAGGGCTTTCCGAGCCGGATCAATGCCGAATGGCCTGGTCGGTTTATTGATTGCTGGATACAGGACTGGACCTAATCGGCGCGCCGACTGCCGTGAATTCAATTAGTCTATCGGCAGACTAAACAATCAAATTCATTCAAAGGAGGCATTTTCATGCACCACATTGAAGCCGGAAGTTTCTTCATCAACTATATTTTGATTTTGGAGCGGGGAGTAGATTTTCCGGAAGATATGCCCGAAGCGGAGCTGGAGCGGTTCGGCGAACTGTTCGAGACCGACATTGGGGCGGCCGGAAGGTTGGCGGGTAAATGGTTTGCCCGAATGGGCGAGCCGCCGTCACGACAGGAAACAGTCCAGTATGCGGTGGAGGTTTATGCCCGCATACAGGCGGCAAGGGCTGCGATGAATTGACGAGAGTGCCCCTTTCAAGGGGCTTTTTTAGCTATCAGAAACGAGCTTGACCATTCCACCGATCCCTGCGATACTTCTGTTGGCGCGGACAATTCACATCCATTAGGCCACGGTAGGCCAGGAGCGGACACGGATGCCCTTTTCCAGCGAAGCTCAAAGAAAATGGATGTATGCCAATCATCCCGAGATGGCTAAGCGATGGGAGAAGCACACTCCCAAAGGGAAGAAACTCCCCAAAAGGGTTAAAAAGACTGCGCCGCAAGAGAAGAAAGCCTACGGCTACGACTTTCCCGGTGGCGTTTACGAGCGGTATCTCATGTCTCTGCCCCAGTCTGCTTGGAACGATCCCGCCAAAGCAGCGGATTTTACTGATATTTTAGCCCGCTACGCTAAGGAGTTGGGCCACAAGCTGCGGTTCAGTCCCTATCGCTCGCATATCAACTTGGACACCGGCGAAACGGAGGAGTTTGATGCTGCTGAGGCTGCCAGACGCCTTCGAGCAGCAAAGGATTTTGATAGCGACGACCTTCCTTGGTTTTACAGCCAGCACTACCCCTCTAAAGACTGGGTATATTCGGATGAAGCCAGTCCATGGCATTTGGCTAAAGAGGAAGTCGAGAAGGCGGAGGCCAAACGCCAGGCCAAGCGATCGCTCCTGGCCAAGCTCCTTGGCAAAGACGCCAGCATCGAGCTAAAGCCGCCCAAATTGGGCACTACGAAGCCCGTAGACGGCCCCAAGCCAAAACCGGCTCCCAAGCCGGCTGTCCCAAAGCAGCCCCCGCTAGACGCCCAGGCGGCCTACGATCAAGCTCTGGAGCCCCCAAAGCCCGATATGCGTCCAAAGGTGGCTTTCGAGAAGGCAGAAGGGGGCAAAGCCCTTCAAAGCCTCGGCCAATATGCAATGCGATTGCCGATTGGCCGGACTTTAGCCAAGGCAGCGGGGTGTGCCGAGAATATGCAACAAGGTAGTCAAGATTGCTATGAGGGAAGCGGGGCGATCGATAGCCCGCCAGCAGCTGACCGTGTGCTGCGGCTAATTGCCAGCAAATCTGGGCCCGACAGCAGGGCGAAGCTGAGTAAAGCCGCTCAAACCCCTCAAAGGAGTGCCGTAGCTGCCCCGAGATTGCCCAGATTACCCAGATTACCCAGATTGTCGCCAAACCACACAGGCACAGCGCCTGTTTCTGCAGATCCTGTTCAGCTAGCAATACCAGCACTTTTTGCGGCAACCAAGCGGGCTGCTCTCGGCAGTCTATCGGGTATGCCTACCAATGCCGTCAACTTCCAGCCTGTCCAGACGGCTACAGGGCGGCCCGAGCAAGCCGTGCAGCAGATGGG